GGAAAAGCCTAAAATGGGTGACAATGTCTAAAAACCCTTGCTCTGATTGTAAAAAAAGAGCTGGTGAGGTAGATACTTGGGATAACTGGGAATCTAGGGGTATGCCATCTAGTGGATGGAGTATATGCAAAGAATATTGTTATTGTCAGTTAATGCCAGCAGATATGGATATTGATGATACAATTATTATATGAAAAAATTTACATTATTAAACTGTTTTTGTTTAAACTGTCATTGGGTTTGGGAAGTATTAGGAGTTGATGTTGACAGAGAACAAGAATGTCCTGAGTGCAAATCTTTTGATGTTAAAACATTTATTAAGAAAGATTAAGTGCTTTTTCTCTCTTTATAATCTTTTCTTGCCAAGCCTTTCTTTGTGCTGGTGTTTGCCTACCTTTTTCTGGTTTAGCAATTCCTACAGCCTCTGCTCTTTTTCTCCAACGCCTAGCTTCTCTTCTTTTTTGATTCTTTTTATCTAGCTTTATCTGTTGGCGATTTATCTCACCTTTTGTAATTGGTTTTTCTGGCACTATAGGTCTCTGTGGCAAAACCTCAATATCATCATAATCTGCATCTACCACTTCTACTTCTTCCATATCAGATGCTTGTGAACTTAAAAACTTCTCAAAAGGACTTTGGTGATTGTTTACTTCTACTCTCTTAATAAGTTTACCTGAGTGTTCCAATACCAATCTTCCAGCCTGTACATTACCAGCTTCAGCCTCTCTAACCATACTGTTTAATACTGTCGGCAACCTAGAACCAAAAGTAACCATATACTTCTGATAGAACACCTCTACAAACTCTGGGTCTTTCATCCATCTGCGTAAAGTAGATACATTTACTCCTGATTTCTCAGCTACATCTATCATTTTAGCCTCTGGATCAGTAACCAACATATCTATGGCAATACCCATAGCTGGCTTTAATTTCTCTGGTAGGTTAACACTCATTATGGTATATTATACGGACTTTCTTACTTTGATACAAGTTTTAATGGACTTTCTTTTGACTTTTTTTACGGAACGCTCCATAAGACTTTGTTTTCGCTCATTTTGTGGGGAATACGATATATTCAAACCGCTCAAATCGCTCATCCGCCCTATACCCTAAACGCTCATAACGCTCATTTAGCTCAAAACATAAACGCTCATAACGCTCAGATTAAAGAAAATACTTGCTTATTTGGTGGGGTGTTTGTATATACGAATTAAATTCCATTAAATCAAGTAAAATATTTTTAGTTAATGAGAATGAGACTCAACAAGAGAAAATCCTTCAGAGAAGAAAACTCATAAAATACCCCTAAAAAGCTATAAAAAAAGTTTTTGATGTCTATATACTAGTAATTGCCTATTCATTGGATTTAGGGCGGTTTTAAGGCTTTAAAGCCTATCACATTTTAAATGATCATTCAATTTAGAATAAAATAAAAATCTATTCTCAATAAATGAGAATAATAAAAAAATGTTAAAAAATAACAATTTTTTTATTGACATCAATTTAGATTAAAACTATTTTCAAATACATTATTAATTAAAAATAAAGGTAAATAACAATGCTAGACCCTAAATACTATAATCAATTATCAAGTTTACAAAATGAGATCATTAGATTACAGCTAAATGACATTAAATCATTAAGTAAAAAAGATATTTTTAATATGTTTCAAAACATCATTGAAAAAATACATCAAATAAAACATGGTGAGGAGGTGTATACCAAAAATAAAGGAACAAATAACAATGAAAGATAAATTTTCATTTAAAAAAATAAAAAAATCTATTGAGATGGAAACTCACAGAATAATACTAGAAAATTCAGAAGAATTACAAATTTTAGATGATCAAAAAAACATTGATGACTATTTGTATCAGAGGGTTTTTGAGGAGATAAAAATTGCTATCTATATAGGGATTTCCAAGGCTATAAAGAATAATAAAGCAATGAACAAGCAAGTTAAAAAACTAAAAAACATACTAGGAGAAATAAACAATGACTAAGCATTTCAAAGGGATTTTATTGAGTCCACCAAACATTAATTTTAAAGCATTAAAAAATATCAAGCTAAAAGTACATACTTATTTTTTAAGCCTTGCACCTTCTGATATTTCTGGCTTTAACGTTTGCTCTTATGCTAATAGAGTCAGCATAAATGAAAATGATCCTAATAAATCTAATTGTAGTTACGTTTGTGTAGCTCATAATGGAAATGGAAGATATCCTAATGTGGTCAAATCGAGAATTAAAAAAACTAGAAGGGTTTTTCTTGATAGAGATAATTTTTTAATTGATCTAGTGAAGGATATTTACAAGGCTATAGAGTACTCTAACTTTTATGGTTTTGAACCTACATTTAGACTAAATGCATATAGTGACCTACCTTTTGAAAGAATCAAGATAAAAGCCTTTGGCAATTGTACCATTTTAGAATTGTTTCCAGATGTCACGTTTTATGACTACTCAAAAGTACCAAACAGAAAAACATCTAATAATTATGAACTTACCTATTCTCATTATGGCAATTGGAAAACAACAGAAGACCAAATAAAAAAAGGTTACAACGTCGCAATGGTTTTTAATACAAAAAAGGCTGAAAAACTGCCTAAAACTTTTAAGGGTCTAAAGGTAGTAGATGGAGATAAAACCGACCTTAGAACATCCAAAAATGATGGAATTAAAACCATTGTGGGATTAAGGGCGAAAATGTCAAAGGCTAAAATACAAGAGGAATTAAATAATAAAATTTCTTTTGTTGTAGACCCCTAAAACATACCATAAAACAAACCCTATTTAAGCCCCTTCATTTAAGGGGCTTTTTAGGTGACAAAAGGATTTTAAAAATATGATAATTACATTAATAGAAATATTACTAATTGCCTTTGGTTTGTTCCTTTTGAAATATTTAGGAAACAAGCTATTCAATTAAATATTAAACCCCTTATTAATTAGGGGTTTTTTTGCTATAGTTCATTGAAAATTGATAAAAAATAAGGCTTAAATTTAGCTTTTAAAGGCGTTTTTTTAGTTTAGGCAATACTTACCAAGGCTAGAAAATAAAACGTTTTTTTAAGGCATTTTTAAAGGTTTTTAAGCCTTAATGAGAATAAATCTCATTAAAAATGAATGATTAAAAATCTAGTAAATTCTTATTGAGAATCAGTCTCATTAAGCATTGATGTGGGATCGGTCTAGAAAAAACCTTATTGAGAACGAGTCTCAATAACAAAATATGTCAGTAAGAAAAAATAATATAGGAAATATGGCTATAGTAAAACATAATTTATATTTTATAATTATACTTTATAATTTTGCTTTATAATTATAGGGTGTAAAAAAAATGTTAAAATTTAACAAAAAAAAACTTGACTCTAATTTTTATTCGTATAAAATTTGCAATAGATATTTTATTAAAAAACAAAAAGGAGAAATCAAATGTCTAATCAAAATGGAAACCCTATCACAACTACTTTAAAAAAGGTAGATGACTCAGAAGTAAAGAAATTCTTTACTGAAGGCGTTCAACTTCAAAAGCTAACTAAAAAAATGACTGACTTAATTAAGCGTGATTTTTTTCACAGAGATAAAAAAACCAATACTACAAAGTTGACAAAAGAACTGGATAGAATATTGGCAAATAAAGACCCTAGATCGCAAAAAAAGATAGCTAACGTCAAAGCATTTGTTAGAAAGCAATTGCAAACCCTTATAAAATCTAAACAAACTCAGCAAGTCTTATTAGGTGATTTAGTGACAGTAAGAAAAGTAACAATGAAAAAAGTTACTCAACCAATGATTGATGATGTTAACAATGAAAGATTCATAGGTAAATTTGAGCAAAATGATCTAGGTAAGTTCAGAGTAGTCGAGGAGAAAAAAGAAGAGAAAAACAATGATCTTGATCTTTGGGAAGATTTATTGAAATTAATTGATAAGCATTCAGTAGATACTTCTGTTATAAGAAATACTTGTGATGATCTTGATCAAGGTATATTTTCATATGAACAAAAGGAGAGTAAGCATAGGAAAGTAGCATAGGCAAAGTCCTTATAATCACATATACCATTAAGCCGACTCATACAGTCGGCTTTTTGGGTGCAAAAACTAAAAGGAGAAAAAAACAATGATGATATTAAATTATAAATCAAAAAAGCAGTTGAAGGAATCTATTGGACAACCATTAGATTATACTGAGACTTCATTTTTTGGCAATGAATATAAACCTGATGGCACTTTTTGTGGTTGTAATAGACCTTACTCACCTGAGTATCCAAAGTTTGAACAAAGGAAAGGTCGTGAATTTTTTGCTGAAGTAACCATGAAAAACAACAAAATACATAAGGTAAAATAAAATAATAAATTGTTAAAATTTAACAATATCCAATTACAAAGCCGATTCATATAATCGGCTTTTGGGGTGAAAAAACTAAAGGAAACGCAATGAAAAAAGAAATAAGGGTAATAGATATAGACTGGGTTAATGATGTTAAAGAGTTAACCCAAAATAATAATCATACTGATGCTAGGTTACTTATAGCAAAATTATTAGATAGCAAGGCTTATATAAAATTTTATTCTGCTATTAAAAGCATTCAAGATTTTTACGGATATAAGCCATACCATTTAAGTCAACTTTGCAATGATATGGAGAAACCATTTATGAGGTATATTAAAAATAACGTAGAAAACTACGATGATTTTTATAATGCTTTATAATAATAAATAATTAAGGGAGAACTATAAATGAAGAAACCAACTCAGCGACAAAAAGAAATTGAAAGAACAAAAAAAACTTTAGATGAATTAATAAATATAAGTAATAATTTAGGTCACTCTATACCTTCAAAGATAATTTTGCATCTTGAACAAAAACTTGATAGATTAGAAATAACTTGACTATTATATTTAGTATATTTAATTTAAAGTTAACTAGAGGAGAAAAATAATGAAATTGCAAGACAAGATACATAAAGTAGCAACTTGGATAGCATTCGATACAAGCACAGATAAAGAACTTTATGATGAAATAAAATGGTTACTAACAAGAATGTACGATCATCCAAGTTATGAAGAAAATGAGCCAAATAAAATTGATGATGATTATGATGCAATATTATATGGTTTTTTCGGTAATGAAAAGGAGAGTAAATGACTTTATTAACTAAAGGAGATAAGAAGTAATGGAATTTATACTTACAATTATACTAGGTCTTATATTTTGCTTACCTATGGTTTGGGTGGCAAAACTTAAAACAGATAACGAGATTCTTAATCATAAGCTGGATTTTTACAGAAATAAGGCTTTGGCTATGAATCGTATTTTTAAACTTAACAACATGGCAACTTGGAAATGAAACAGTTATATCATTGGGAAATACAAAGTATTATAGATAGCTATGATTTAGAATCTATTTATTTTATAACTGACTCGTCTCGGTTGAAAGGTCAATATATAGCAGAAGATGATGCTATTATATTGAACCCTAAACAAACTAAAAAAGAATTTACTTTATCGTTGCTTCATGAGATATGCCACGCTCTAGATTGTAAAAAACTAGGCGTAACAAAGTATCTCAAGAAATACAATCAAGCAAGTCAAATTGCTTTGCATAATGGATTGGATTTTTACAATGATAATAAATGGGAAATACGAGCAGAGAAATTTGCTCACAGAGAATACAAATTGTTAAAATTTAACAAAAAGGAGAAGTGATGGTAGCAAAAAACCACAAGAAAGAAATTGACGCTCAATTAGCCGATAAAAATATTAAATTCTGTTTAAGTTGTAAACATTGCTGGGCGTACTTTTTACAATCTACGACAAAGAATTATAAAAATATATGGGTGCAGAGGTTTACAAGATATGAAGATTTTCCAAGTTATGGGAAAGAAAAGAAAAAATGCCCTTCATGTAAAGGAGATAAAACAAGAGAAATAGTTTTTTATTAAACCAAAAGGAGAATTAATAAAATGAATATAAACAATATTTCAGTAAGATTATTAAACATAACTTATTGCGACAATGATAGTCTACCTCGCACAATAGAAGAGTTATTTTGGGAGTTAGATTGCGATATGAACGGCAACAATGGAGAAGAGTATTTATGGGAGGATGCAAAAGCAAATGGATTTGATTGTAACTTAAGCTACATAACAAAGCTATATGAGGATAAAATGGATGATGATTGGTGGGAATGGGATGACCATAGTCAAATAGATGATTGTATTCAACATTTTGCAGAGTTTTATCATCGTGAGGGATACAATTATTATAAACTAGGCGATGCTTATTTCGATACAAATGACAATGGTAAAACTTGGAAGATTGCAATTCCATATATAACTTATTATTAGAAAACAAAAAGGAGAAAACAATGAAACAAGTTCTTTCAGAACAACAAGAGAATAAATTAATGGAATCAGATGCTGATTTATTATATGAATTAATTTCAGAAGTATTGGAGAAATGGACTGATGCTAACAATGATGATTTAATACCATCCACGGAATGTGTAGTTCCATTGGTGTTTCATAGGATACTTTCATATCATTATGCACATCATTTTGAATTATCAAGCAAAGGCATTAAGAGATACCTTTCCATGCTAGAAGATTCTATTTATCAACAATTTGCAAACTCCACTATTGAACATGATCATAGTATTGAAGGTCAGGCATGAAACAATTTATAAAAGATGGTGTTCTTACTAAATACGAAAAAGAATCTAGTAAATTGAGAATGGGTGGTGGATCGTGGACAATTAATTTAGATAAAGTTTCTCTTGACTTTTTAACAAAAGTAGTTTATATTACAAATCGGTATAGGTACAGCATTCATACAGTTGATGCCTTGAATAAAGGATGGATTAAGATTTTGGGTGGAGAAAATAAACTTATCATACCTTTGAGACATTGGAAAAGGGATACTATATGCTGAGAATGAACAGAGAAAAAAACAGTCCTCAAACGGCAGTTAAGAAGCTATGTGCTAATTATAACTCAGGTTATATTTGCTCAGGTATTATAATTGACAGTCAATTAAGGCAAAGGGTAGATGGCAACCTTGCAAATAAAGTCTGTCAAATTAAAAGAGGAAAAGATTGCAAATATTACGATAAATGCGTAAAGCCATTTGCAATATTAGATTAGTTAACTAACAGTTGGTGGGGAGTAATGAGGGGCAATAAAGTGGTCTATTGCTCTCTGCCAACTTATCAAAAGGAGAAATAAATGAGAAGTGGTTATGTTGGATACCTACCTGTGTATATTAGGCATTCTAAAAAACTAAATCCTACCACTAAATTAGTGTACGCTGAAATTACTGCTTGCCTAGAGGATAGTGGAGTCTGCAAGAAACCAAATGTCTATTTTAGCAAGGCATTACATATTCATAAAACAACAGTATCAGAGCAAATTACTAAACTGAGAAAGCTAAATTTTATTAACGTATATATGGAATACGAAAAAGGAACTCAAAAATTTAAAAATAGATATATCACTCTTACCTACCCCCAAATTCAGGTAGGGGTTGAGGGAGATGTGAACAATACCCATATCTATTTACAGGAAGGGGAGAGCCTCTCTAATACTACTGTAGTGCCTAAAAATGGTGTATACCCTAACTCAAAACAGGAAACATTATTAGATAATAATATTAACAAACTATATACCAATAGGCATTATAGTAATATCCCCCTAAATAAAAAGATAAACAAGAAACAAGAAGATGCCTTAAAAAAGATTGTTTTTTATTTTTATAATGTTCAAGCAGAGAGATTGCCAAATGTTATAGATAGCGATTGGAGAAGGGATACTGGAGCTATTAACGATAGTATCAATACATTGTATGATCTCATCAAGAAAGATGGCTTTGAGTATGATGATGTTTTAGATAGTGTTAAGTGGGCATTGTTTGACAAATTTTGGGCAACTAATTTAGTTAGTCTAAGAGTCTTGAGAGAAAAGTCAAGCAATGGTATTACTAAATTTCAAAATATATATAAGGATTGTAAAGGAACAAGATAATGACATTTGAGGAGCATGGCATTTATATTAATGATACATCAGGGCAATGCAAAACATTTTGTCCTAAATGTAGCAAAACTAGAAAGAAAAGTTCTGATCCTTGTTTATCAGTTAATATTGATGAGGGAGTTTGGAACTGTCATCATTGTGGGTGGAAGGGAACATTGAAAAAAGTTAAAAATTTAACAAAAGTTGAAATAGTCAGTAAACCCATACCACCCACAACTGAGATTCCTGATAATGTTTATCAATGGTTTGAGGATAGAAACATTAGTAGAGTAGTTGTGGATAGTGAAAAAATAGGTTACAGCGATAGATGGATTCATTTTCCATTTTACAAAGATGGGGAAGTAGTAAATATAAAATCAAGAACTGGAGATAAGAAGTTTAAGCAAACTAAGAACGCTGAGAAATGTTTTTATAGGTTTGATAGCATGGTTGGGATGGAAACGATTATTATAACTGAGGGCGAGATGGATGCTTTATCTTTGGTTCAATCAGGTTTTACAAATGTTGTCTCTGTTCCTGATGGTGCACCAGCACAAGGAACAAACCCAAGTGATAAGAAGTTCAGTTACTTGATGTCAGCAGAAGAACACTTAATGAACGCTAATACTGTTATATTATGTACAGATTCTGATGGTGCTGGTAAACATCTAAGGGAAGAATTATCTAGGCGTATAGGTAGGGAAAAATGCTTCAGAGTTGTATACCCTGATGGATGTAAGGATATGAATGATGTATTGATGCAATACGGAGAAGATAAAGTCCAAGAAGTAGTAAGTGAGGCTCATCCATATCCTATTGATGGCGTAGTCATGGTGCAAGATGTAGAGGATGATGCTATTGATTTATTATTAAAGCCAGAGGTTAAGGGTTTATCTACAGGGTGGTCTTGTGTTGATCCTCATTATTTAGTTAGTCCTAGTGAGGTCACAGTTGTTACAGGAGTTCCAAACATGGGTAAATCAGAGTGGATGGATGCAGTAATGATTAATATGGTTCAATCCTATGGGTGGAAATTTGGTGTATTCTCAGCAGAGAACTTTCCTGTTAAGCATCATTTACTAAAACTTGTTGGTAAATTTACAGGGCAACCATTTTGGGGGGATGATAAAATGGATGAAGGAACAGCTAGAGCCAGCATGAAGATACTCAATGAACATATTAAATTCATAGGCACTCAAGAAGATTCTGTGACTGTTGAGTCTATCATGGAACAAGCAAAAATACTCAACTTTAGATTTGGACTAAATGGGTTGATTATTGATCCGTGGAATACACTAGAGCATAAATTTGGGGATGGGGAGAATGAGACTTTATATGTATCGAGGGTACTTGCTCAGTTAAGTGCATTTGCCAAGTTAAATGAGTTGCATATATGGGTTGTAGCTCATCCGAGAAAAATGGAAAATGGAGTAGATCGAAAGCCTGTTGTTCCCACCCCCTATGATATATCAGGATCAGCTAATTGGTTTAATAAATGCGATAATGCAATTACTGTACATAGACACAGAAATTCAGAGGAAGATTATGCTGGTATCCATGTGCATAAGATTAGGTTTCAATACAAGAATGGTAAGCCAAATCAAAATGATCCTGTAAAACTTAAATATGATATTGCAAGAGGAAAATATTATGAGTACATTGAAGAACCTAAAGAAAATTTATTTGGATAGGTTGGATAAGATGGATCACGACAAGTGGGAGAATCATAGTCAGGAACGGCACATACGCCACATGAGGAAAAGGTATCATCAAGAGTTTGATAAAGTCTGGGTAAGGTATAATAATAAACAAGCTACATATCAAGAATGGCAAAAAGCATTAGATTTGTGGCTTAATTCGGAGTTAATATGAAGGTAAAAAGATACATAGTAACACCTGATAAACATTTTCCTATGGCTGATATGAAAGCTATAAGTGTTGTTTGTCAGGCTATAGAGATCATACAGCCTGATGGTTATATTGATCTTGGGGATACTGGAGAATGGGAATCAGTATCTCATTGGCAATGGAAAAAGAAGAAACGACCACCTTTAGAATATCAACTGCCATTTGTTAAAAAAGAAATAGCAGAGGTAAATAAAGGTATGGACATAATTGATGAATCACTAGACAGAGCAAACGTAAAGGAGAAACATTTTGTTGAAGGTAACCATGAAGATTGGCTTAATAGATTTGTTGAAGAAAACCCCTACCTTGCTGATGATTTTTTGGTTAAAAATGCTATTCAGCTTGAAGATCGTGGTTATAAATATCACAAGCTGGGTAAGATGCTTAAGATTGGCAAACTCAACTTTTATCACGGACATCATTTCGCTGGTATTAATCATACTCGTAACCACCTCCTACGTCTTGGTGGTAATGTTATGTATGGACATCATCATGACATACAGCAATCTTCCGTGACTCATATTGATGGAGTTAAATCAGCTTGGTCAATAGGGTGTTTGAAAGATATGAGTGCTAATGCCAATCAATGGTTAGGGAATAGGCAACATAATTGGCAACACGCTTTTGCAATAGTGGACTTTTATCACTCAGGATTCTTTACAGTTCATTTAGTGCAGATAGTCAATGGTAAAACCTCTTTGTGGGGAGAATTAATTAAGGGTTGACACATTATATTTTACTGTGTTAAATTAAAAGGAGAGATATGAAAATATTTGACAAAAAACCAACTACACCAGAAATTACTCAAGGCAAGTTTAGGGTAGAGTTTCCAGATAGCATGACTACTGAAAAGATAGAGGAAATTCGCACAATGGTTGTTAAACTTCTTGAGATGAATAATTGCAAGGTTGTTCCAGTTGATTAAGCAAGATTTATATATGGCTACTATATCATGGGATGGTTATGTTGATGAAGATGGTAAATACCATGAAGATACAGAAGGAGAACAGATGATAGCTAGACATAGTATAGATGATCTACTTGAGGGGATAGAGGAATATATGGACAAGTTCAAAGCACGAAATCCTTATTTGGAATGTGCTTCTATTGAAACCTATGAAGATGAGAAAGTTGCTAAGTGGAGAAAAATAACCGAATCAGTAAAAACCATATTAAAAGCAAAGGAAAAAAATGGAAAATAAAGACTCGTTTAAATTATCAAAAGATACAGATAACATTGTACAGTTGTTGTATGATGAACCAAAGCAAGGCAAGAACGCTTATGGGGATTGGTTTCTGTATGGCGTAACTAAAGATGGTCAAGAGACTAGCTTTTTTGCTACTGCCAACCTACATAAAAAGTTAAGCACTTATGGTAGAGGGGCAACAGTTAATATTAGAAAGGATGAATATGCTCCAAATAAGTTTGCATGGAATGTTATTCCTCAAGGAGATACTCAGCCTAAACCTCAAACAAGTTCTGTAGGAATGTCACAAGATGCTAGGACTCACGACATTCACAGGCAAGTCTGTTTGAAACTCGCTGTTTCTAAGATGGATACTGCTAATAAAGCGTTCACATCTGGAGAACTTGTTGTTATTGAGGCAAATATGATGGCTTTATTAAATATACTGGAAGGTAAGTCGGTGTCTGAATCCACAGAGGATGATTCACCCTTTTAATCCTCTGTGAAGAAAGCATTATCAAAGAAATTAGACAAGTTATGGTCAGACAAAGTAAAAGAATATGGAATGTGCGAATACTGCCACAAAACAAAGAATCTGAATGCTCATCACTTTTACTCACGCTCTATACGCTCTGTCCGTTGGGATATTGATAATGGTTTTTGTCTCTGTGTCGGATGCCATGTATTCTCCTCAAGTTTCTCTGCTCATAAAACCCCAGCCGAATTTGTCGAGTGGGCAGTTGAAAAGCGTGGCATCCGATGGTATAAAACAGTTAAAGAAAGAAAAAATACAGTAGTAAAACTTACAGATGACGATTATGAGGAGATCGCATTGAAACTTAAACAAACAACATTTGACTTTTAATTACTAAAGGAGATAGTATGAAAGACTTAGATAAGATAGCAAATAAAATTACAAACATTTGGAGTTATACAGATATGGAAATATCAGACTTTTCAACATCTGGACTAAGAAAGCACCTAGAGGCAATTAGCGATATTGTAAATGATGTCTTATGCGACATTGAAGAATTAAAACCTTGCTCTGTATGTAACTATGAAATTTGTGAGCCATGCTTAGAAGATATGGCAGAGGAGCTAGGTTAGATTTGCCTTACAAATTTGAATCTTTTTTGTCTGATTATTGCATTAAGCATAGGAAAAAAAATTCAGAACATCGCAACACTTGTTGGGTGGAAAAAGAGATGATATTTAAAATGGTTGGCTACCAGTAAGGCAAAAAATTTGTTAAATTTTAACAAAATAGGAGATAAAAATGGTAATACATTACTTAACTGAAATACTACAAACACAAGCATTTGATGTTTTAATGTCTAATTTTTTTTGGGTTGTGCTATGGGGTTTAATGACTTGGAGGCTTCATAGAATAGAGGAGAAATTATGATAGATGCAATTCATCACTTCATTACTCATTTTATTTGTTGTTATTACCCTAAAATAATTATGTTTTCTAGTTTAGGTGTACTAGCTACTGCTGGATTTTACAAACAGCAAATAATATGTTTTATAAAAAAAGGAGATAAGAAATGATTATGTTTAATATTGCTGAATGGATTGCTAACGTACTGATACTTGGTTTAGGTGTTTTCTTTTGGGTTGTTGCTATTGGATTAGCATTTATGATTATAGATGGTTTTATAGAGAGGATGAGATATGAAAGTTCCTGATTTTATTAAATGGGCAGAGTCTATGCAGAAAGAAGAAAATAGACTTATGCTTGTTAAAGGTGAAGAATATACTGTGTCTGATGAAGATAAGTTTAAAAATTTTAAAAGCATTGGAGACAGAATGGAAATGAGAGCAGAACAAGTGGCTCTTATTTACTTATTAAAGCACATGGACTCAATAAGAAACTATGTTATAAATGGTAAAGAAATATCAGAAGAACCGATTATGGGTAGAATACAGGATGCACGAAATTATTTATTATTACTAGGTGGGATAATTGAAGAAAGAAAAAACGAAAGGTTTCACAAGCAAGTTACCGAAGCCTTTGATGGAAAAAAACCGAAAGTATGATTCAATTCAATGGGTCATTGATGCTCTTGACAATCCTGTTGTAGAAACAAGATTTAGAGAAAATCATAAAACAGATGAAATTAGAGCCGATGAAGATTTATGGTGGTGTCCAGAGTGTCAAAAAAAATGGAACATCTTTGAAGGCGAAGTATGGAGTTCAGAAGATATAAAACTATGGGATGCTAAAGTATGTCCAAACTGCGATTTCCATGTAAAATAAAAAACGGAAAGATGTCTTTGCTTAATAGGGCAGAGTTTGATAACGCTATTTCTAAATTACAAGGCGAGTATTATATTGAACTAAAAGAAACAGGCGTACGCTCTGCCCAGCAAAATAATTATTATTGGAAGATTGTAGGGATACTGGGAGATGAACTGGGTTATACTGAACAAGAAATGCACGCTACTATAAAAAATCATTTCAATGTAGAAAGCACAAAAACATTATCAACAAGAGAATTTTCTCGCTTTATAGAAAGACTTATCAGGTGGTCTGCTGTTGACTTAAACATTATTATACCTGATCCTAAAACTCTTCTTTAATTACCAAGTTTCTATCAAATCTAAACTGGTGTTGTATATTTTATGAGCAACTTGCTCAGTAAAAAAAGTATCTTGTCCTACCCTAAACAAACCATAGTCACCTACTTCAGAAGAAGTGCTATCTATTGAAAACAAAAAAGGAGTATGTTGCCCAACTACTTTATTAAAAAAAGAATTGTGTATATTAGTTGAATCAAACCACTTTCCATAAGTACCTTCAAAAGAACCAGCAGATTCAGCAAAAACATCTGTATCTGTTAAGTAGCTAAAATTCATTGAATGTCTCATCCTACCATGTCTTTTATTAAATCCATAAGTTTGTTGATTACTTGTTGTTGATAATGCCCACGGAGTGGTATGATTCCAATCAGGTTGACCTAAATTAGTAGCATTAGCAAATTCTCCACCACCTATTGATCTTTGAAGTGATACATTATCATATATAATATCTGTGTTTATACCTAAGTCTGGAGAGTTTGGAAAATCAAAATACTCACCAAATAAAATACCACCTATAATTAAATCTTCATCAAAATTTTGACTACTAGATGATCTTTCACTAAATGTAATTCTCATATATCTATTATCTGAAGTTGCTGTATTCCAAGTAATTAATGTCCATCCATTATTTGAAGGATGTATATGAGTGGTTTGATCATCTACGTTTTGTTCTGCATTAATAATTTTATCATGCAAGCCAGATGTTGTAACAATTGTAGCACTAGCAAAGTTTACATCATCATCTACTTTGACATTAAATGATACATCTGCATCGTGCATATTGTGATTTAAAATTGCTAAAAAACTAGTTTCAGCAAGACTATCGCTTCCAAAGCCAGTATCAATGTTTAAATAAAATCTTTTGGTATCATGTGCAATTTGTGCAAAAGTATGTGGTTTTAAGTCAAACATATTAGCTTTAATTCCAGCATCCAAAGTAACTGCTGTGCTTCCATCGTCTTGAATAAGGGCGTAGTTGTCTAATGTTCTCCATCCTGTAGTTAATAAATACGATAAGAGATCAACATACGCTCTTGGTGTTTTAAATCTATTATAACTCATTTCTATCCCTTTTTATCCAACTTGTATTACTGTTATGTCAGCACCATTAATCATTTTAGATATAGATGTAATCATCCAATACCCAGACATAGCTGATCCAAATATTTTTATATTAGCATCCCAATTCGCAAAATCTATTATGTCTCCTATCTCTAAGGCATTGTATTTAGGTGTAACAGCTCTAAAAGATATTAAATTTTTTCTATCTTTAAATATTTCTAAATATGTATTATTAATTGCAGTAGCAGTTGTTTCATCTATTACATCTAAGTCAATTTCCATTTCTAGTGATTGATTATTTCCATTTACTGACGTTCCTTGTGATGTGGCGTTTGAAGCATTTACAGACTCTTCAAACTGATCTCTGCCATAATTTTGACTGTAGTGAGATGTTATTTTATTCCTAACGGAGTTTAGTTTTGTTTTATAAATATTGTTTAACTGTATGTCATAAAAATCAATAGTCTTATCAGAAGAACTATAATCATCAGACCTTCTTAAAGTTTTAATTTTAACCTTACCATCTCCACTAATAAAAACCCAAGAAAAACATTGCCTAGTTAGTCTATTTATTAAATCTCTTGAGTCAATAAATTTATATTGTGAAAATGCAAATTTAACATCTCCAACAGCATCATTTAATATATCTCCTAAATGACCATTTGTGCTATTTCCAGATTGATCAAATAAAGCATAATCTATATTAGATGATGTCAATGCTAATTCAGTTCTTAATATATCTTCAATTATATATATTGGATTTTCAAGTAAATTTCCTTCGTTATATCCGTTATTCCTTGAATCAGCATCTATCCAAGACATATATTCTCTACCAGCTCCAGAAAAATAAACATAGTCTATTTCTGCTGGTGTTCTTAGTGTTTTAGTTCTTGTTGCTATTACTGTTTCTTCTACGTTATCACTTTGTTCAAATTGAGTAGATACAGAATATCCAACTATTTTTTCATGTTCTTCTTGAATTGTTTTAGAAAATATCTGACTAGGTCTAAACTCTAGCATTAAAAACATATCTTGTAATCTATATGACATACTATTATCTCCATTAGAAGTACCAATAGTATTTCTCATGGTAATTGTAGTTGAATCAATAGAAGCAGAACTAAGCTCGTCATCAGAGTATTTACTTGTTAAATTAGCAATGTGTATTCCATCTGTTGTGATAGCTGGACTAAAACTTGTTCCACCTACAAGAGATACAGAAACTCCACTAGCATCTTGAGAAGAAAACGTACTTGTCTTAGTAACAAGAAATATATCATTATTATCGTACAGTTCTCCAAGTTTAGGAACTGTAGGAACATTGAATGTTAGATTTCTTGTTGCTGTTCCACCTTCAGCATCTTCTAATAATGTTCCTGTATTAAAAGTAGCATAACTAGCTGTATTATCGTCTACTGCAAATGCTATGCTAGTATAGTCTGTACTAGATGTAAACGAATTTTCTAAAGGTAATCTATAGTAATAGTTTGTTCCTTTAACTTTTATAATATTGTGAGATGTTGAGCTAGGATTTGTAGTAACGCTAACATTACTATCAACTGCTGAAAGAAACTCTCCTGATTTATTAATGTAAACATTAGTATCTCTTAAAGTATGTAGCTTTACACTACTTCCCTGATCTGTGTCTGGCAATGCTTCTAATTGACCAGAGGCATTGCATCTATTAATAATAATAGCTGGAAACCTACCATCAGCAAAAAATTGTTTATAGTAATTATCAGATGTAGTTCTGTCAAAACTACCATAGGGTATGGGTATTGGTTTACCAATATTTTTTTTAGGAGCAGAAGAATAAGTAGTTGTGTCTACAACAGATTTAGGAATTTTTTTATGATATAAGCTGTTTTTATCCAACAACAACAATTCTAATGAGTCTACGCTATATTTAATATCGCCTGATATAATACCAGTACCTATCATTCTTGTAGATGTATCAAAAGTGCTAGTTTGATTAGTGTTAAGAAATAATTCCCACTTACGATTGCTAAAATTATTACTTGCAAATAAATCAGAAAACCTAGTATTATTAATAGATTCTTTGGTGTTAATAAGTCTAATGCTAATACTACTTGTGCTAGTCTGAAAATTAAAAAAATCTAATGACTGTGTATAGTTTCCCCAAGAAGATACTATTCCATAATAAACATCAGAACCATCATTCCTGTGTATATCCGACACTCCTATGAAATTAGATTCATCATTATAATATAACTTTAATACCCAAAAAGCAGTAGTATTACTTATTTGTAAAGAATTGTTAAGGTCGCTATCAAAACTAAGCATTTATTTTATTTCCTAATGATGTTGCTTTATTTAGTGCTGGTATAAGAGTGTTGTTAACATAGCTATCATCAACTACGCCACCTTGAATTGTAACATTTACAACATTGCTAGTATTTGTTTCTCCGTTGTTTAGCTTTGCTAGGCTATCTACACCCACTTGATCTACAATTTCTTTTCTAATAATAAATTCACCAGCTTGAGCCATTATAGGTACATTATCTTGACCTTGCACTTGACCCCCTGTAGCAAATTTTTGTATTCTATCATCTTGAATTAAACCACCAGTATGCCCTACTAAAAATTTTAAAAACCCACCAGTAGCTCCAGCTAACGCAGTAGGTGCAAAAAATGTACTTAATAATGCATATACACCAGCTTTAGCAATTAACTGAGTAGCTATTGCTTTTAGGCTATTTACAACAGCATCACCCATGTTTTGCCCATTTATCATAGCACTTGCCATAGCATCGCTAAGATTTGTCATATTTTGAACAGCAAATTTTTGCTGTGTATCTAGGACACTCATTACATCAACTTGTAAATTTGTACTTGATATATTTGCTTCTACTGCTTGAGTTAATAATAACTCTTGTGAATATAAATCTTTAGTTGCTTGCCTTAAGGCTCGCATTTGTTCTAAGGCTTCTTGATTCCTTTTATTTCTTTGCTCTGCAAGAAATTGTGTGAAATCTCTCATTTGGTTTAAAGCATCTTGATTTCTTTTATTCCTTTCTTCGCTAGATGCTTGTGTAAATTCTTTCATTTGATCTAAAGCATCTTGATTCCTTTTATTTCTTTCTTCGCTAGAGCCTTTTGTAAAGGCTCTCATTTCATCTAAGGCTTCTTGATTTCTTTTAGTTTGTTGTATTGCAAAAAATTTATTTAAATTCTCTCTTATTTTTTGATTTTCTGATTTTTTCTTTTCTTCTTCTTCTATTGCCCTTATTTGTTCAGCTTGTTTTTTTCTAATTGCTTCTAAACGTTTTTGTTTTTCTACTTCCTGTAAATATGCTTTTTGAGTTCTTCTTAGCTCATTAATAGCAACCTGTAAAGCAAGATAATCTTTGCTAAACATCTTTGTTGAGCTTCTTAGCTCTAGCAATTGATCTAATACTGATGCAGAAGTATCAAGTTGAATCCCTAAACTTTTTGAATACTTTTCTATTGTTTCATCTGCTTTATCTTGAGCTTCTGCGTATTCTAAATTTACAGTCTTAGTATGATTTAGTATTTGTAATAACTGAGTCATAGTAGAAAAAAGACTTGTTGCATTGCCAGCTATATCATCAAAAACAGGAGCTAAAGTCTTACCTAGTTCAGTAGCAAGATCGGCTGAAGATGCTGATAATTGATCAAATGTATCCCTAGTATTTAATGTCTCATCTCCAAGCGTTTTTACTTTTTGCCTTGCTGATGCCATCGTTTCATCAAGAAATGCCTGTTTTTTTTGAACATCAGTTAAAGCATCTACTGTAGTGTTGTTGGCTTGAGCATATCTTTCGTATGCTTCTTCTGCTTTAACGATTATACCAATATTGTCAAGCATTAACCTAGATTGCCTACCAATACCAGTAATCAATGATTCAACAGAACTAGCAGTATCTCTTCCTAATGCTCTACCTAACCTCTGTGCAATATCAAACATTTCAGCCATCTCATTAGAGTTTTTACTTACCCCAAGAATCATGGCATTATTAGCTTGCCTAAATAAGTCAAAAGAGGACATGGTGTTATCTGTAGCATCTCTTAATTTTTGTAAAGTAATAGAAGAATTTTCAGTTGCCCCAGCTAATGTATCAAAAGATGTTGCCATTGATTCAACTCTTGATGCTTCTCCAACCAATCTTCCTATTTGCCTTACACCTAAACCCAGAGCAAAATTAACTATTAAAAGTTTTGATCTTAATACAGCAAAAGTTCCACCTAATATTCTAGTTGATACATCTGCTTTTTTCTGTTCTTGATTATATTGCTTTAATTTAAGCCTTACTTTTTCTAAATCTACAGCACTTCCTTTTAATGCACTATTCCATAGTTTTGTAGATATTCCTATTGCTTTATAATCTAAATTTAAAGCCTCAAGTCTTACTTCAATGTTTTTAAGAGATTGGGCATTTTTTTCAGAATTAGTTTTTTGTAATTTTCCTTGTTTAACTAATTTTGCCTGAGTGTTAATTAAAGATTTTGTAGCACGATCTAATGTTTTGATTTGATCTAGTAAATCACCTTTGCCAATAAATTCTACTTCTACTCTATTTTTTGCCATTATTAAATGCCTTTGCTTTTTGTCTTTCTAATAAATTTGTCAAAAGAAAACTTTTTTCAATCCATTTACTAGGCTGATCTCCATAGCTTCCTTTGTATGGAGATATTTTAAACTGTTTTGAGTACATAAACCTCGCTATATCTTTCTGTGCATTTTTATTCATTACGAAGTTAGGACAAGCAAAAAAGGGCAGTTGAGCCATTACTGATTCAGCAATGTTAAAGTTACCACCCTCTTCATTGTGTTTTATAGTTTCTTCTTTAATTAACTCTATCACAGACCAAATATCTTTATCTGATGTAAACATACGAGTTTCATACTTTCCCTCGATTAAGATAGGAATTTGAGCCTTATAGGGGTATTTGTGATGCCTACACCCCTCACATCTTTTATTCAGTAAGAAGTTTGTTTCAAGAGTGAGGGATTCTATTCCCCCAAGCGTTGATGCTCTTGGATAGCTAAAGACAACTCATTTTTTTCATCTTCGGTTAAAGATTTAATAAAAGAGTCATCCGCCCCTTCTGCACCTTTTCTAATCCAAGCAGTTCTTGCTTTTGCTAGATTAGTAATTCCTACAATCTCATTTCCTTCATATCTCATTTGAGGTAAATCATTGCAGTAATCCATATCATCTACAGACATTTCTTTTAATTTAATTTCTTTTCCAGTAGATAACTTATGTTTACTCATTGTTTATTCCTTATGCGTTTTTAACGTAAAATGAAGTAGAACTATCACCTCTAGCTTTAATTCCAATACTGACACCAAGATAATCACCTTCATCCCAAGCTATCTCAGTAACTGTTCCATCAGTAATGCTAATTGCTTTACTTCCACTAGCTGGAGTTGCATTGTCAGCCATTTCAAATGCTGGTGAAGTCAATGTTTCAGATTGAACTCCATCTCCACTTCCTCTTAATTTTTCCCATAATCCAGCAACATTAGCATCGTATTTAACAACTGGATTAGCTGTTATTATCATTTCAGGTATTGATCGAATATAAGTCTGTGGTGCTCCATCTGTTCCATTTCCACCAAATCCACCAAATACAACAGGATTTTCTATAGACAATGATAGACTTTTTAGTAATACATCTGCATCTCCAATTTGAGTATGAACGCTGTAATCACTTAAAAAAATATAATTTGCACTATATGCCCCCATTGTTGCTCCAGATGTTGCATAAGTTGAACCGATAGCCATAGGGGTTCTTGACATAAAACTTGCTTCAAATTTCAACCTACCGCCATCTTCGTTTGGATCAGCAGTAATAGTTAAATTTGTTACCACACATCCAGCAATCTTAACACAATCATCGGTACTGCTACCAACTCCATTGTAGGCAAAAGTCAAAGTCTTGGTAAGAACAGATCCATCATTGTGTTCAAAAGTAAAGTTAGATGTTGATGTTCCATCTACTGTATAAGAATTACTGGACTCTGCCACACCTAAAACATTTGGCATAAGAATATCCATAAGCTCATCAGTAAGAAATCCACTTACACTTCCTTCTATTGTAGCACCTTTTCCATAGTGAAACATATCTGTAGTGGCTGTCATAATTCCTGAACTAGCACCACCTCTTCTCTCTACTTTAATATCATTAAAAGTTGGAAAAGTTACGCTATCTGTTTCTATCTGTGTAAAAGTACCAGCAAATGGTTGACCTACATTACTAGCATCTAAACCAACACCAACTGTTAATTCTTTTGAGGTAAAAAAACTTGCATTAATAGCCATTATTTATCTCCTTTTAATTTTGTTTCTTTATTTTTTATTAACTCAACATAATTACTTAAATCTTTTGGTAAAACATCAATTTCTAATTCTTTTTCATTATTTGTAAATGCCCATATTGCTCGTTTATGAGTACCACTGTTTCTAGGTATATCTGATACCTTAACATCTTTTTTTAATTTAACTTTCATAGTAATCCTTATTACTTTCCTATGTTATGTTCCCTGTGTAAGTTCCTCTCCATTCCCACCTAATTACATTCAACCCCTCAATCTCTTCCTCTTCTTCTGTCTTTTGATTAATTCGAGTTGTTTCAAATCTTCCATCGTAAAATGTATTACCTGAACCTTTGTAGTTATCGTGAAATAGAGCTTCTATATGTGAAACTTGTCTTAAAATATGCTCCCAAGTATCTTTTTTTAATACTTTTTCTTTGAAAGTATAAGACACATCCACAATATATTCTCTAGTTTCTGCTCTAGTAGCATCAATACGAAGTAAATCACTTCCTATTGGATTAAGACGTATAGACTGATTGCCCATATCCTTAAAATTTCCTGTATATACTGGGATACTACCAGCAAACTCTTCATTAAGAAAAGAGCGTATAGTATCCAAAATTTTTGTTTCCCAGATATTGGTAAATGTAATTGCCATTAGGTTCTGGTCATCCTAATTGAATATGGCATACCAGCATCATCTACTGATTCATTCTTGCCAAAAAATTCTATTTCCCATTTGTCATTCAATGTAGCTGTATCTGCTGTATCACCAGCAAATCTAACATAAACATCATTTGCTAGTGGCTGATATTGTCCATTAATTGTATCTGAATAGTCTGCTGTTTCTCCATTATTCATTCGCTCTGCACCTAAATTATCAGCATCTTTTTTCCAAACAGAGTACTTAGCTGTACCTAATGCACCAGCAGTAGTGATCTTTACTCCTACTCTATCGTAAACATCAAAGTAATGTCCTCTGGTATCTACAAGATTTACAGCACCACTTACAGAAACTTGCCTAATTACACCTTTACTTGAGTCACCTGATACTTGCCAAGATAACTTAGTACTACCATTATTGAGTGATAGGATGTTTCTCTCTGCTTCTTCAAACAAAGCATTTCCTATTTCAGATGTAGGATCGCTTGCCCTGATTAAAAAATAACAAGCAATGAGTGCAGTTGTTCTGACAATAGAATAATCGTAATTACCATCTTTATCTTTGAACTGTTTTCGGGGCAGTTTGCCATCTAACCTAGAATCAAGGTATTTTTCGGCATTAGATATATAGCGTGTTCTCAATGTATCCCAATCATCTCCAGATTCAATCAGCATATCATTTGGATTTGTAGCACTATTGTAATAATACACTATATCGTTAGTGTCATCATAGTACCATTCACCATTTGCATTTACACTAGATACGTCTGATTGTACTGCCCCTAAATTTTCACCATTTGCAAAAAGCTGGGTAACTAGTCCAACATTATGTGCTTTGTACCTACTTCCAGAATCTACTACAAACCCATATAAAGCAGTTTTGGTATCAAATTCGTCTATTGATGGATAAACATCTTTTAAATCTCTATTTGTGCAGTACGCCATATTGTTCCTAACTTAATCTTCTAATGTTTTTAATGCAATAGTAAATTGTTAAATTTTAACAATTTTAATCTTTTATTTCTACATGAACTAAATCATCAAATGAATTATCTTTTGTGTCTCCATCACTATCCCAATCTCCGCCAAACCGAATATTAATACCCATTTGTTTTGCTATTCCACGAATCATGCCACCCATGTAATAAAATCCATCTCTATTTTTCCAGTCTATAGGATAAGGAGCTAAATCAACTGCTTTTCCTTCCATGTGTTTAGAGTATTTAACTTTAGTAGCACCTTTTGCCAAAAGCTCTTCTTGGCGTTCAGCAGAACGGAGTCCTTCAATAATAGTTACATCCATCATTTTAATTAATTCATTTAATACATTTACTAACCTAGAGTCCACCCCTCTGAGTCTTTCTCGACTCCGTTTGCCAAACTTATACATTATTTCTTCTTACCTTTCTTCATCATTTTACGTTTCTTCTTTGGCTTAGCTTTTCCAAAGCCATATCCCTTTCCTTTTGGCATTATGCTCTCCTTACTCTTTTTCTTACTTTTTTACTATACTTTGCTCGTTGCTTACCTTTTGCAGATGCTTTTCTTTTTTGTCTGTTTGTATAAGCCTTTTCACTTGCACTAAGGCGTTTCCTAACTGACTTAGGTAAATAACGCCCTCTCTTACTTCTTGGTTTTTTTTCGTCACCTTTTGTAACGTACCCCCATTCTTGCTTTGTCCACTTCTTTAAACTTTTTTGTGATTTTTTTAAAGCCACTATTTATAACCTCCCCCAGCTTTTTTATATGCACGAGCTAACATTTGAGCTTTTCTTGCTGACCATTGTCCAGCTCTACCCCCTTTACTACCAGCTTTAATGCGATAAAAAAGTCTTTTTCTAAGCATAGGTTTTGTATAGTTACCAGCTTTATTTACTGTTGACTTTTTTCTTTTTCTAGCCATTACCACTTTACCTTGTTTGCCCAGTAACTGCCAGACATTTTTCCTCTTGCAATGTTTTTACGATGCCTAGCTTTAAATGATTTTCGTTTTGCTTTCATTCTAGCAGACTCACCTTTCTTTGGTTTACCTGCTGTTTTAGCACCTTGTTGCCCAAATCTAATAAGTTTGACTTTACTACCAACCTTTGCAAGAACTACATGGGATTTTTTAGGATGACTAGGGGTACGCTTCGGCTTATTGTACCCTTTTAGTCCATACCTAGCTAATCTTGGATCACGTTTCTTAGGCATTACTTTTTAAATATACCTGCAATTAAATCCTGTACTACTTCAGCAAACTCCTTAAATAGTTCGCCTTCTTTCTCTTCTTTTACAAATGGAATGTTTATTTTATCATTCATTAACTGAGCCATTTTATCTGCAAATTCTTCTGATTGGGTATAACCTACAGCTTGTTCTTTCATTTTATCTGCTTGCTTTTCAGCCATTTCCATTAACATTTTTTTAAAATCCATTATGATTCCTTTATTTTTATGATTTTATAATACAAGTAAATAATATTCATTACTGCAATAGTAATACCTAAAAAGTATGGCAGTAAATCCATAAAGACTATTGCCATACTTCCAAAACTTCCAGTTGATACTTTTAAGCTGTCCATTAATGTTTTCCATTTATTCGTGATAGTGAGCCTTTAATTTCAGAAACCTGATTATCTAAATCATTGACTTCTTTAGTTAAGGCATCGAACTTTCTATCTAATTTATCATCTGACTGATTCCATCTATTAATAAGTTTGATTATCATACCTTCCATATTTTCTAATGTTTCAGATTGCCCTTTATTTTCAACTTTTAAATTTTCTAATGTCTCTTGTTGTTTTGCTGATTTATTGGAAAGAGAAACTACGAGATATACAAACATTGCTCCTACAACGCCTATCATCCCAGCTTCCCCATATACTGCCATAAAATCCACTATTTACCCCTTTAATTTTATTCTTCATTTATAAATTCATATTCTAATTCGTAACTGGCATCTGATACCCAATTGATATAAACTTCATAAGTCATCTTTCCACTACCCTATTGTTTACTAATTTATGCTTTGATATGTCAATGCGACCTCGACCAGTAGATGTTTTTTTAGCAACTTCTTTTATGTACTCTTCTTCTATTGTAACAAAAGAATCAGATCGTTTTACAATTTCACCATCAACTAAAAGAAAATATTTTTTTGAATTTGGATATTTTATTGTTGATATAGAACCATCAACAAAAGAAATAGTCTTTGTCATTCCCTTTTTATTATTTAAGTGAATAACAACATCATAGCCTTGATCGCATTGCCTAATAATCATTAATTTTCTTCTTTTTCCTCGTTCAATGATTTTCTCAACATTTCAACAAATGCTTGTTTACCAATAGTTAACTGATCTGACATAAACTGATTAGTGTTTATTTTGTTCTGTAAATCGTTTATATGATTAAGCATTGATTTTTGTTCATCAGTCATATCTTCAATAACATATTCTTTGTCATCAAAGTTAAGAACTGGCTTTTTTTCTTTTTCTTTTTTAGCCATTATCGACTCCCTGTTTGTTATTTAAATTTTTACTCTTTACGCAATAATTTCACCAGTTTCTGGATCAATCTTTGCATTTTGAAATTCTAAACTAGCTAACCATTCATTTATTTCTGGCTTTGCCTCATTTAATGCTTCAGAAATATACTGTTGTGTTGTTTTTGATAATTTTAATGGTATTGATTTATCAATTGCTAAGCGTTGATTTTCATTTGTTGTCACATTAAAACCGACAATTTTATTTTTTTCGTCATTTTCAATGTTTTTAACTGTTACTTCATATTCCATTTTCATATTCCTTTATTATTAAGATGTTACAGAGCTACCAATTAACATAAACTTAAATGTTCTAGTACTGCCAAAACGATTTTTAAATGTTGTAGCGTGGTCATTTGCAGACTTAATTACACAAAACTTGCCATCTGTATCAGAAGTACTATAAACGCTTAGCGGATCGGATAATAGAACTGGTGTACTGCTATAACTTAAATGAAATACCGCTGGTCTAGCACCAGCACCCTCTGACATAATTAATAAAGCACTTGAAACACTAGATGTGATTGTTAACGTTGAGTCATCAGCCACACTAACAAAGCTACCTCCGACATCAATATCAGCACAACCATTAGCATCTCCAGTAACTTTCAACCCACCACAATGAACTGTAGCACCACTATCTTGTGCCATATAAACAGCAGTTACAGAAGCATTACCAAGTGTTACTGCATTATCTGCTACGCCTGTTGCACCTTCACCTATTACAATTTGATTAGTGCCATCTACTGCTGATATATCTGAGCTTTTTCCAACTACTACATTATTTGTTCCTGATGTAATAGCATCCCCAGTTAAAGAACCTATGACTGTGTTGGATGTTCCTGTATTCATTGAAGAACCAGCTTGGTAACCCAGAGCAGTATTATGTCCATCAGCACCAGCGTTAAGAGCGAACAAAGTTTGCGTTCCGATAGCAGTATTTTTACCATGACCATCTTCATTTTTTAATGCCTCAGAACCGAAAACTGCATTATTACTTCCCCCAGCTATTTTTAAACCAGCCTCATAGCCAAAAGCCGTATTATTGTCTCCATCTGTAACAGCATTTAATGATTTATAACCTACTCCCGTACTTTGCCTACCAGATGTTAATGCAGTAAGGACATTATACCCAACTGCTACGCTTCCATCTGCATCCGCACTATTTATTGATGCTAATGTAGCAGTTCCAACACCTACCAAATCAGAACTATTATGATTATTTCCAGCAGACCTTCCAATTAATACATTTTCGTCACCGCTTGTAATATTTATTCCTGTATATGAACCTATTGCTACATTTTTTGCTCCCTCTGTCAAACCACTTAATGCAAGATGTCCTATGGCGGTATTCTCATCTGCATCTGCTGTCATTGTTGCATCTGCTACTTGATGTCCTATAAAAGTATTCATTCCAGAAGAAGCATGAATCGAATTTCCTGCCTGATAACCAAAAATTGTATTGGTTGCTTCTCCACCATTATTACTAAGTGATATTCTGGAGTTGGTGTCAATAATAATTCTTTTTGTATTAACACCAGCTACCTTCACATAAAAGGCATCATCACCGTGGTCATATCCCACCCTTCCTTCTTGGTTGCCACCATCATTTCCAAAGTGGATTACTCCGTGACTTGTAGTTCCGCTTAAAATATTGATACCAGCCATACCATTATTCTCAATGGTTAACTGTGCTTCAGAAGTAGCAGTTTGACTTGCATCTGCTTCGAAAATGTGCAATAGAGTATCTGGAGTTGCTGTTCCTATACCAGCCTTTTGGTTGTCATCCAAGACTAATGCAGTTCCTTCTGAGCCACCAGCAAGTTTTGTGACAAAATGAAGTTCAGTTCCCATCGCTCCACTTGCCCCAGCTTTTGCTTGTATTCTTGCAACTGCTCCATCATGCCTCCTGTCAAATGTCAGTTCAGAATCTCCAGCACCACCACTATCTTGGTGAATTAAAATTTTATTGTTAACCATCAATGGAACATCAGTTGTATTACTTGCAGTTCCTATTTGCAAAGAACCATTTGAAAGAAGTTTCATTCTTTGCGTAGAGCCATGATTATAAAAAACCATTGTGTCAGATGCTCCAGCTTCATCTCCTCCATTTGTCGTAAAAGATAAAACACCATCTGAATAACCTATTTCTCCAAAATTAGAATCGTCACTATCTTCAAGTTGTAAAGCTGGATGAGAACCAGAAACTTTAGCTAAATCACCATTAACTGTAAGTGTGCCAGACATTGTAACGTTACCAGCACTACTAATAGACATTCTTTCTGTAGGAGTTGTTCCACCATCGGCAGTAGTGCCAAAAACTAATTCAGTTGGTAAATCACTAGCCCCTGGTGTTCCATTTACCCTTGCAATTATTTCAGCTCCAGAACTAAATCTATTTGAACCATCTGCTCCAATAAAACCTATTCTACCTAAAATATCATTATCTTGAACAATAGTATCTGCATTAACAGAAGTTCCTCTAGACTTACCTAATAATAAATATGGAGGATGTGCATCATTTGAATTTCTAAAAGCACTAATAGAAGATGTGCTTGCATTCGTTCCCTCGACTTGTAAGCGAGGAGTAATATTAAATGGCGTTTCTAATGTTGAAATACCAATACCAATTCCAGTTGAACTCATTCGCATCATTTCAGTAGTACCAGCCTCAAATGCTAATTTTGCCACTCCTTCTGGTGCAAAGATTCTTGCATCTTGAGTTGATCCATCATCTTGCATAAATTTAATTTGAGATGATTGACCACTAGCTGGTACAAAAGATTGTGTAGTTGCACCACTTGCTTTTGATAGTTTTACATCACCAGCAAACGTGGTAACTTGTCCAACATCAATCGTTATTACAGTTCCACCACCATGATCAATTTTAAAGTTATCAGAATCATCTCCATAGACTCCAATAGTAGCTTGTCTTGCATCATTTTTAAAATCTAACTTTGCAATTCCATCTGAACTTGTATCTTCTATTCTTGCATTAGCAGTATCGGATAATTTTATGTGAAAATTTACTTCTGGCGTATTGCCTAACCCAACTCGTGTATTCGTTGTATCTACAATAAAGACATCTCCACTATCTGAGTCTTTTCTGACCAGTAATGCCTCTGTATTATTTACATCTATTGTAGATGTACCTTGTAAAACCTCGTTTAATGTAAGTGATATACCACCTGATACAGTAAGATCACCAGTAATAGTGACATCACCATCCATTGTTCCACCATTGCCAAGATTCTTGACATTGGTTTGCCCCATTGATCCAAACATATTAAATCTCCACTACTCTTACTGCACCAGTTGTAGTGCTAGTAGAGTTATGATTAAAATATATAGTATTACCTAACCCTCTAGGTACTGTAATAAAAAATTGCGTGTTTGCTGGTATAATTAAATCATCACTAGCGTTAACATTAGTTTCAGATGTAGTAAAATTATAATATATCTCTACTGCTGAATAGACACCTATTGTAGATGTGCTACCTAATAATAATTTATGTTTTGTGTTCGATACGCTGGCTGAACTGCCTGTTGTAACTGCTGATGATACTGTCCATTTACCACCAACTGTAGCGTTTACTGCTTCTTGTACTGAATGTGTATGTAAGTCTGCCATTTTTCTACCTCTCTAAGCTATGACACAAGCGTGAACGAGACTTGTGATTATTTATTTATTCTTCTTCTGAAGATTCCTCAACTGATTCTTTGTATGGAGTCCAATCATCTTCTCCATTTACTTGTTCATAATCTTTTTTGAGTTCTTCTAATTTCTCAGGATGATTAAAAACAACTGTAGCTTCGATTCTTTCAACCTTTCCTGATTTTTTATGTTTCCAATATTGCATATTAACCTCGTGTTATTGGGGGCATAAAAAATACACCCCCAATATTTTAAGAATACTAATTAAGCGTTACGGATTTTAAGACCTTTCTTATTATCTGTATCGTCTATTCTTTTCACACCATAAAGCAAATCTGCGACCACTTTAGTACCTAAAGCATCAATCGAATATTCGCTTTGCACCCTAACATCTTGCTGAGAAGCAAAAGCTACGGCTGACTTATGAAAGATAGCTCCACTAATTGTATTAGTTCCAGCTCCACCTTCATTTGCTGTATCTACAGTATTTGACATATATACGTCAATTCCATAAAGTGATCCAACAAGTCCTGTTCGCAATCCTCTGTTTCCTTCACCAACTGCATCATTTCTAATAAAGTATTGTGCAATACCAGCAGAAGGATTCAAGATGTCAGCAAATAGTGTTGGATTAACAACCATTGCACACTCTCCATCCATATAAGGAATATCTGCTTCACCTAAAGTTGCAAGAGCTTCTTCAAATTTACCAGCAGTTAGAGTATCATCATCAGCTAAAAGCAATGAATCTTCTAAACTTTGTAACTCAGTCCATATATCAGCATCTACTTGACGACTAAGAGCTTCACCCATCATTCTAGCATATTTTTCTACTAAATCTGCTTCTGATTGGATCATTGTCAAATCTTCAAATAACTTTGCGACATATTTGTGTTTATTAACTGTTAACTGTGTTTCTGTTGTTGCTGTTGCATCATAAGAAACATCTGCTCCAGCATCTTTATCTGATGCACTAATTAAGCTCATTTCTGGAATATGAAGAACATCTCCATAACCTTTTCCAGCAAAAAGAGCAGAATAATCATCAACTAATCCACGAAATACAGACTTTCTTTCAAAATACTTATATATACCATCTGCCCAAATTTCAGGAATAAAGTGTTGATCAGTAGTATTGGTTACGGCACTACCTTGATAATGTTTTGACATTTATTTTACCTTTTCATGTATGACTCCAATATCGTACCCCAGTTCTTTCTTCTTTCTTCACTAGACATAGAAGTCCAATCTCCAATTTGTTCAGTTGGGATTGTTCCTTTTGTGTCAGGTGGGTTTACTTTTTCTTTTTCTGTAAACTCCTCAACGATGTTTAAAAGAACTTCAGTATCGACATTGGCAAATTTTTCTCTTTTAGACTCAGGAAGTTGAGCTAAAGCACCTTCACGAAGTTTTTTATCCATTGAATCCCATTTTTCCTTATAAGGTTTGTAAGAATCAACTTGTTTAACAAGTTCTGCGTTCAGTTCTTGCCATTTTTCTTCTTCTTGAAGTTTTGCTCTTTTGCTATCTTCCTCTTTAGTTTTAAATGACTCAAGCAGTTCACGAAGCTCATTTCTTTCGGAAATAACTTCATTTAATCTTGAAATCGGTACATTGTTTTCGTCTTTAGTGACGCTTTCCTGTTTTACATCTGGCTCGATGACTTTTTCTTCGGACATTTTTACCTCTTAAGTGAGTTGTTAATAAATGCAAGAATACCCTTGCATTAAAGATATGCTATAATGTAAGTTAGTAAAGTAATCTAATGCAAGAAAAAAATTACGAATTTAAGAAAAAATGGTTTGATTATTTAGGTTACAAACCACATAGGGGTCAAATCCCCTTACACTATCCTAAAAAACAGGATGCGAGGTTTCAAGTGGTTGTTTGTGGTCGTAGATTTGGTAAGACTTGGGCAAGTGCTATGGAAGCTACTTATGTAGCATCGCAACCTAACAAAAGGATATGGGTGGTTGGTATGTCTTATAAGAAAGCCAGATTAATATTTCGTGAAATATGGCAACGAATGGTTATTGGACACGCAGAAGATGTTGACAAAGCCTCTGAAAAAGATATGTTTATTCGGTTTAAGTGGGGAACTATTGTAGAGGGTATGTCAGCAGATAACCCATCAAGCCTAGTGGGAGAGGGTCTTGATTTATTAGTAATAGATGAAGTTGCCAAGATGAATAAAAAAATTTGGGATATGTATTTATCTCCAACTGTAGCTGGAAGAAAGGGAAAAGTTATTTTTATAACAACGCCAGAGGGCAGAAACTGGATATACGATTTATTTAAACTAGGCTCAGATGATCCAATGTGGGAGAGTCATACGTCTCCATCTTGGGTTAATGAGCATGAATTTCCTCTAGGTATTAATGATCCAGCTATAATAGAAAGAAAACGAAATATGTCAAAAGAGTTATTTGGTCAAGAGTTCGGAGCAGAATTTTCTGTATTTGAAGGAAAGGTTTGGAGCTTTAATAGAGAGCTAGACGTAGGAAACTTTCCCTATGACTCCAACTTACCCACCTACTGTTCAATAGACTTCGGCTATCGTATGCCAGCAGTTTTATTTATTCAAACTTTTTGGGATGGCGAGTTTGAACATATCAGAATATTTGATACAATCTTACATAAAGAAAATATTAAAACAGAAGATTTAATTAAAATGATTAAAACCAAAGGCTATCCTATTATGTCTTATTATGGCGATCCAGCAGGCAGTAACGTTCAAGGTCAAAGTGGTGCTGGGGATATGGAGATTTTTAGACGTAGTGGGATTAGGATTATCTCTGCTAGAGACAGAATGAGTAGGAATATAGTTTCTAGCGTAGCATACGCAAGAGGATTTTTTGAAAGCGTAGATGGCGTAAGACGAGTTCATGTAGATAACAAATGTGTTGACATGATAGAAGATTTTGAAGAATATAGATACCCAGAAGCAGAGGATGGTAAGCCAATTAAAGAAGAACCATTTAAAGATGGTAGGCATGATCACGGAAACGATGCCTTTAGATATTTTATAACAAATAGATTTCCAATGAGAAACAACGAAATGAAGAGGATACAACGATGATTCAAAGAGTATTAAAGGATAAGCTGTTAGAGACAAAGCTGATGATCTCTCATGCTAGAAGAAATGAAATAAGAAAGCATTTAGATTATTACTCAGGCACTTCTACAGAGCAATATATAACTAATTACTTTAACGGAGATGCTTTCAGAGAGATACCACCAAGCATTACAAACTTTACTAGAAAATTTATTAACAAAATTAGTAGGATATACAGTTTAGGTGCAAAAAGAAATTCAAACGAAAGATACAATGAATTAATACCAACAAAAGATGTCAGGATGAAACACTCAGAAAGAATGACTCGTTTGCTTGGAACTGTTGCCAACAGAGTTCATTGGAGAGATGGTTTTTTTGACTATAGACCTATTTATTATTTTGAGGCATATTTTGACGATGATCCTTTTGTACCTACTGCAATAGTGTATCCACTACTCAACAAAACATCAGACCTCTCCAATACAGACAATATGCAATGGGAATATTGGGATAGTGAAAAATATGGACTTATGGATGAAGAGGGTAAGATGCTAAGTGAAGTTCCTAACCCTTATGGCATTATACCTTTTGTTTTTACTCATAGAGAAGATCAGATAGATTCTTTTTTTGTTGAGGGAGCATCTGATATTGTAAATTGCAATGAGCAAGTCAATATTGCCTTAACTGAGATGAACTTAGGAATGAGGTTTAATATGTTTGGTCAGCCGTGGGTTACAGGACTTAGAGCAGATCAGAGTATGTTAAGAGCTGGCTCAAATACTATACTTGATATGGGAGAGGATGGAGCATACAATATTACTAGTCCTCAAGGCAATGTAATGGAGGCTATTGAAAATATTAAATTTCAAATGGAGCTTATTGCTATTAACAATCATTTATGGATTCAGTTTGCAGAGTCAGGTGGAGAAGTGCCTAGTGGTATTTCATTAATGATTAAAGATATGGAAAGAAAAGAAGATTACTACGATGACATTGCTTTATGGAGAATGTACGAAAGAGAATTTTATGATGTAGAGCGTGTTATCGCAAGTTACAATGGCATAGAACTCCCAGAAGAGTTTGGAGTAGATTTTGAAGAAATTGAATACCCCAAAACAGTACAGGATCAAATTCTTAAAGATCAATTTGATATTCAAAACAACCTAACTACCAGAGCTAAAATAATGGTTCGTGACAACAAAGACCTAACGATTAGCCAAGCACAAGAAATTATAAACGAAAATAGGGGAGTTAATGAGCAAGAAGGTACTCAGTCAATCTTTGAGAGATTCCGTCAGGAAACTGGACAAGATCAATAACGTAGAATTTGAATTTACTGGCACTTTACAAGATGTGATGGATGATCCTATCAAATGGGCAAACGCACAAGTAGAAAGAGCTGTGTATGAAAATCTAAACAAATACTTAGATGCTAAAGCACTAGGAGAAAGTTTTTGGGATGAAGTTAAAAATAACAACTAATTTTGATTTTAGTAAACTATCTAATAAAATGAATGGTTTAATAAAAGAATATATGAATGGCTATACTGAACAAGTAGAGAAAGGCACAAAACAAAATATTAATCGCTCTGTTGATGCTGATGGCGATCCATTAACCCTAGATGAAAAATCTTATAGAGCTGGTCAAAAACCATTAGTGCGTACTGGCAAATTCCTAGACAGTATAAAAGCTAAAGGTGGCAAATTAACAATGTTAAAATATGGTAAGAAACATAACTTTGGAGAGTGGGATCATCTGCTAAAAGGTACATATACTGCAAATTTTATAGGCACTACTGATAAAAATAAACAAAGAATTGATAAAAAATTTCTCAATAATATCAACAAAGCATTAAAAAAATAATAAACATTGTATTAAAAGACATACAGGATTACATTATGGCAAAGAAACGAGAATTAGATGAACAAGATAGACGATTACTTACTGAGATTATTGCTGGAATGTCTTTCGACTCACGAATCTTCGCTGAGAGACTTGGACAAGAAATTAACAGACTTACAAGAAGTGGTGTTGATGAACAATCAATTATTGGCGTTCTTAGCCAAGACTTTAATACCAATGGAAGGATATTCGGAGAACTCAAAAATGCCATTAAGCGAGGAGTTGTGGGAGGAATTAATCAGGCTTTCCGTAGAGCTGGAGAAATGGGGAAAAGCCTAAAATGGGTGACAATGTCTAAAAACCCTTGCTCTGATTGTAAAAAAAGAGCTGGTGAAGTAGATACTTGGGATAACTGGGAATCTAGGGGTATGCCATCTAGTGGATGGAGTATCTGCAAAGAATATTGTTATTGTCAGTTAATGCCAGCAGATATGGATATTGATGATACAATTATTATATGAAAAAATTCACATTATTAAACTGTTTTTGTTTAAGCTGTCATTGGGTTTGGGAAGTATTAGGAGTTGATGTTGACAGAGAACAAGAATGTCCTGAGTGCAAATCTTTTGATGTTAAAACATTTATTAAG